GAGTCGATGGGAAGTACCTGTCTATAACGGTAGTCGCAGGATGTTTTTTTAATCCTGACATTATCCCTCCCATTATAGACCATTGTACTTTTCTCCCATGACCCTTCATCGTGCTTTCGTGCCAACCTTTTATGTTTTCGTCTTGAACGCAGATGGTTTCGTAGTTGTTCTTAAGCGTTGACACGAATTTGTTTTTAGCATCACGTTTTTGGTTAGATAACTTATTGTACGCCTTCCCAAGTCTAACCTTGGCTTTATTCCTGTTCCGTGATCGTTTTTTCGTCTTACTGAGTTTCCTAGCCTTCTTCTTGAGACCTTTGGGTTCAGGGAATTGAAAGTTGTGCTTGTCTCCGTCCGAAGTTGTCACGGACGTTTCTATTCCAAAATCAAGACCGATAGTATTACCGTTTGCGACTGGAGCCTCTTTTGGAACGAAGCACGTTATCTTTAGATAATAGTCGCCAGCTTTACGAATTAGGTTGGCATTTGCAAACTCAGCGCCTTCTGGGATTTGACCTAGCCCCATGACCCTAAAATGCTTTTTGAAGCCCTGTAGTTTTATGTATTTGTCATTTTCGATTCTGTACGTTGAACCAAATTGCTTGAGTGGGATAGAGTTTATCTCAGATTTAAACTTGAGACGTCCGATTTTAAAGCCTTTTTCTCGAAGTCGACACAGGGCTGTTATCGAATTCATAGTCCTGTCTCCAACCGCCTGTCTCATTTGGGAGGAAAGCGTTTTTAGTTCACGCAGCTCGATCTCTTTATTTTTATTGAGAACATAAACGTCCTTGCTTTTGGAACAGAATTCGAAAATGTTGTCAGAAGCCAGCATGTTGTTGTATAGCCATTTCGCCTCGACGAACAATTTGCGAAGATAGCGCTTCTTCTCCGTAGAAAGGTGCGATTTGTCAAACTTAACCTCAAAAACCTTGCAGGATTGGGATTTTCGCCTATCCTTAGTGGCTTTGAGTGTTGCTTTTATTGTGTTTGACTTTTCTACATCCACAATCGCTCCGTTAATATAAAGCCGCCGTTGTAGGCGATAAGCACAGATGTGATATCCGGCGGCTAGGTTTTTTTGTTTGACTCTTAACGCCTACAGGAATATATACACCGTTTTATTGTTATTCTCTGAGAAAAATGAGAAAATAGTTGAATTATTCTAAAAATTTCTCTATAATCAGAAGCAATTCATCCCCGAGCTAAAGCATGGGGCTTTCTTGCTGATTTTTTTGTAAATCTACCCCATCTCGCTCCTATTGCCATTGTCTTTGCACAATTTCCACAAGATTTAGATTTTCCTCCAGTTATACTTGTAAAAAACACCTCTTCAATAGCTCCACACCAGCATTTTGCTAAAACATATCCAGTCTTTCCATACTCTTCTTTGGGTATTTTTTTAATTATAGTCCAACGCCCAATCTCTTTTCCAATCAAAGAATTAACGACACAGCTTCCACAAGAGCGATTTTCTCCAGCTGTAAGACCAGAAAGCCTAACGCTCCTCTTCTCTCCACATTCGCATACACATAAAAAATGTCTGTATCTTTCTGGGCTTGGAATAACCTCTTCTATAATAGTCCACTTTCCAAACTTTTGACCAGCTTCAATCTTATGTTTAAATGGCTCAGCGCTACATTTTCTACATCTTTTTGATGTGCCGTTCATTAAGCTATGCTTATCTATAACTCTAATAGCTCCGCATTTACAAAGACACTTGCACTTGATCTTTTTTCTTTTATAAAATATTTCTAATACCGTCCAATCTTCATACACAGACCCCACTGGAATTTCTGTGCATCTATTACAGTTTTTTTGGTTAATAGCTTTGGATAAGCTATACTGATATATTTCACTTTCATTATTGCAAGACGTGCATCTACATATATAATAATACTTTCTTTCGTCAGACTTTCTAAGAACAAACCATGACCCGTATTTTTTACCAATCTCTATCTTCATTTTTACCTCCTAGTTATTATAGATGTATTTAAGGATATTTTCAAGTACTATTTAAGAAAAAAGGGACGCAAGCGCCCCTAATTTCGTAAAAATTGTTACTGCTAGAAAGATCCTAGCATAACTCCACGACTATCCAGGATTCCAAAACTTTCCTGGAGTGACCCCCAGAGACCTACGTGGGAGCTGCGGAAAAGACTATCATCCGCATAAACCTCTAGTCCACTTCCTCGAACAGGATTAACGAAAACGCCCTGTTTGGTGAGGTCGAGACCAACAACTAGTTCAACGTCACTCGCCTGCATGCTTCCGCTAATGACATCGGTGAAGTATTTTGTGAAACTTTGTCCTACCCCTAGCTCGTTAAGAGAATGAATTCTAACTCCGAAGAGCTTGAATACGGTATTGAGTGCATCATTCTCAACTTGGGTTCTATTAAGTTCAGAAAGGTCGCTTGAACTCCAGTTGAAGATATCTTGTAGAGCTTCTGGAGATATGTAGAGGTCGCTGAGAGACCACTGTTCAGCAGACGCCAAGTTTCCGCCACCCGCTCGTTGCATCTGAATAGTCAAGAGCTGCAAAAGCTTTTTACTGAAAACACCAGCGGTTGCGGCGGAATCGTAAACCATTATTCCCCGATCTAATCCGGCGGCCAATATGGTGTGCCAGCCATCGTCGTTTGACTTCTTGACGAAACCATCTTGGAGAACCTGTGCGGCTCGACCTACCACGTCAATTCTTGCTGATCGAGAATATTTCACATCCCAATCGATGCTGTTTGCAATTCGGTAAGTGTTGATGGTAACTTCATCACCTTCAACAAAACGATGAGGAATTTTACCAGTGTTTGGAACGGTAAATGCCACGTAATCACCTTCAGAACCGGGGGTGATAATATCCATAGGATAACTTGCAGCTTCGTCCCAACCAAGCATGGAAGTCTCGAAAATGTCACCAACGATGTCTCCATCAAAAACACCTTCTTGGATAGGAGCTTTAGGACTAACAACCAATGCTTCTGCTTCATTAACTGCCTTACCTTCGGCGGAGTTAACATCGGTGTAACCCATCTTGTAGTTAAAGTCTGCAGCTACGATATCAGCGAGATCATCGAGCGCAGCCATTGCGTCTACTTTGTCTTTTACGTTACCAGTTCGAGCGACTAGCTCAGAAAGAGCAGCGTTTGCGTGTACAACTTTTCGTGCCATGTTAATTTCTCCTTAAAAAAGTAAAAAGTACTATTTGATGTTAATTGTCACCTTAACGAAATCTTTTTCATCTCTGGTGGATTCGAATTTACCAACCATGGGATAAAGAGTAGCATTTGCTTCTTCGGTTACAGTACAGCCATAAGCAGCGATTGCGGCGGCAGTAGCAAAGTTACCACTATTACCAACATAAGCAGCTTCGCCAGCAGTTACGGTACCAGCTTCGAGATCGCTAGTAACAATCCATGCTTCTTTGAGCAAGTTAACTTTACTGCCCTTGACAACCTGATTCTTCTGAGTGTTAAGGAAGGCTCTGGTGGTATCAATATCTACCATTTCGCCAACTAGAACACCAAGGACTCGTCCACCACTAGGATTAGCGGAAACTGTACCCAACTGCACGTTGCTATCGAGAGCAACACCGGAACTGTAAGTACTGGCAGAAACGAGTTTGCCTTCAGTTGCGGCTTCATTTAGGAAAGTATCAACTGTGTCCTGATAAACGATCCGATCACCTTTAAGCGCCATATTTAATTCTCCTTCAAATAAGAAATACTACTACCGTTTAGTCAATCTTGAGAAACCAGCTTGGGCAGAAGCAGTCACTTCATTATCACCCTTGTCTGACTCGTCGCTATTGTCTTCTTTGTCACTCTCTTCACTTCCAGCGTCCTCTTCTGTTTCAAGGGCATCAGCAGCATCTGTAGCAGCTTTCTCTGCTTCGGCTTTTTCCCTGAGTTCAATCTCTTCGGCAGTCTCTTCTGTAGTCTCTTTGCCAGCGTCTTCGACCTTCTTGCTTGCGAATCTCACCATAGCTTCAAAAACTTCATCAGACATTGCGAATAACTCTTCGTCTTCCATCTCAACTTCGAGGTTAGCAACTGCAGTCTTGCGTTCAGCTTGCATTTTTTCAACTTCGATTTGGGCTAGAGCGACTTCCATCTCCTTCTTCGCAGCTTCAACTTCTTCAAGCTTTGCGGCGATTGCGGCAGTTTCTTCCTTCTGAGTTGCAATTGCGGCGACCAGCTCTTCGGTGACTGTAGTAACACTATTGTAATCATAAACAGTCTTAGAACTAACTTCGACTTCATTGCCATCAAAATCGGTAGTCACATAAGAATATTCGCTTTCGTCAGTACCCTTGCTGCTGTACATCCGAACTTCTCTAGCTTCTGCCAAAAGAACCTCTGCCTTGGCTTCTGCTTCATCTGCACGTTTCATTGCAGACTCAAGATCGGCCTTAGCTACTTCCAATTCCTTGTCTTGATCCATATTTTCTACTCCTTCTTTTTTAGAATCACCTAAAACATTTGCAGTACAATTACTGCTTACACCAGTTTTTTCGTCATTCTCCAATAAATCTTTATTTTTTTCACATTTTTTTTCAAAAAGTACGCTAGCAGCCACATTTTCTTGGTTTATGACTGTGATTTCCTCTTCGGACAACTTATTTTCGCTTATAGAAGAAATATTAGAGCCGATCTCCACCTTCTCCGCAATTGCCACTTCGAGATTCTTTTTGAATACGTTCATTACTTCTATTGCTAGTGGAAATTTTATTTTATCTTCTTTTACTTTTTCTGCTTTTAGTGCTGCTTCTTTTATGCAATTCTGTAGAGTGTCTATTGTATCATCTATTTCTACCAGTTCTGCTGCTAGTTCTTCTTCTGTCTTTGCTCCTTCAACTTCTGTTACTACTGACCTCTTGTTAGCTGGGTTCTCTACAAAGCCCACACCGACGAATGAGATATCCCTGAAGACTATTCCAAGGCGCTTACCCTGATACTTGCCAGTGCCACCTTGTATTCTGAGGTTATTTACTAGAAATGCTGTTCCTTCGTTGTTTTCAATTATCTGAATTTTTCCCTGAGCATCTTCCAGCGCAAAATCATACCCATCGAATTTACACTCCATGCTTACAAAGACGCCATCATCATCATGTGCTTCTTTAATTTGAGATGCATAGTCTTCGAAAATGTGTTCCCATACTACGATTTCGGAAAAAACGTCGAATTGGGTGTCGTCTGTTACTTCATCTTCATCGGTTAGAACATTTCCGTCTTGGTCTGCGTAGTAGGTGTCGCTAATGCAGCCAATTATAATGTCACGATCATGCTCCCAGTCAGCAAGCTGAAATTTTCCAGTGCTTCTAGCTGCCCAAAGCTCTGTGGGAAGAAAGACATGATCATTTTGATTGAAGTAAGTCGAAGCTAGAACACAGTTTACGACTAATGCGTTGGGATGCGCTGAATCTGCAACGTTATCACGGTCTACTTTGGAAGGCATTTGATTGAACTGTTCTGCCTTTGCGTCACTTAGTTCGCTTGTAGTAGAAAGTGCTGATGCCTCCATGAAAAATTGTTTCTTCTCTAAATCTAGTCCGTACATATATCTAATCCTCCTTGGTCTTTATGTTATTTGAGATGGCCCATGCTGCATTCCTAAGTACGTTCCTAATTTCTTTATTGGGTTCTTTATCATACTCCCCTAGAAGCCTGTTATATATTTCTGCGACAGCACAATTTAGATCTTTTTCATCCCTCTGTGATAATTCCACCAGAAATTCTTTTGTGACACAATCAGCAGAGCTTGCGTTTTGAAGGAAAACTATCTTAACTGCTTCCAATTCCCCTCTTTCCGTCTTCTTAAGTTGCTTAATATGTTTTACACCACATTTTTCAAAAAACATTGGATCTACGAGATTATCTATTTTCTTAGAGATTATTTTAGCTGTCTGTTGTAGCTCGATTAGCTTGTATGCATCGCCGTAAACGCTTGCCCCTTGCGGCTTTGTGGTTCTTTTCTTCTTTTGAGTTTTTTCTTTAGGGTCACTAGCGGGTCGACCATCGTCTCCAACCGTGCTTCCAGTATCTTTTTCTTGGTCAAATGGCCCCTTGCTCTTTAAGGCTTCATCCTTCTCGCCTTCTTTGAACTCATTTTTAATGCGCTGCTTCTCAATATCAGACTCTTCGTCAAAATAGTTGAGGGTTTGTTCCTTAGACATGATGCCACGATCATAAAGCTGAACAACGAGCGCTCTCTCAGCATTCTTATCCGCTAGATTAATGTGCTTGAACTTAATTAGGGGAAGCTTTTTCATCCCAAGGTTTTTTGCGATATACTTAACTTCTCTAATAAGCCAGCGCCTGATGATCTCTCTTATGTATTCTAGTTTTTCTATCAGACTTGAGACTGACAAATACTGACTGGAATAAGAACCCTGCCCTGTTCCATCGATGAGAATTTCGGCTATACCAAAATCTTCAAATATCTTTTGGCGAATATGCTTGTATTTATCACTGCCAAGGATATCTTTTACTGGAGGATATTCTACTTTGAGATCAATAAAGCTATCCCAAATTACATCTAGGATACCGCCGCCTGTATTATTCTGCAGAATTGTGGCTAGTTTCGAGGTAGCTCCTGCATCTGGGAAGATTGGAGTGCCATCTTTAAGCTCACCACCTAACTTCCATATTCTAATGCCGTTTATGACTCCGTCCATTGCAGAGTCGTCCATTCTTTGCATCTTATTCTCAAATGCCAAGTCCTCTAGAGCAGCATAGTGGAATGGAGTAGGTGCGCCCTTCCAGTCCATTTTCTTATAATAATCAATAAAGTAATTAGGATCTGTGTCTAACCGCTTACCTGATCTGCCAACTCCAGCGCCAGCTTTTAATACTGGGATTTCACCCTTGTCGTTCATTGGACTATACTTCATTCCGGCTGGATTATGTAGTCGGTAACCGACAGAAATGTTTCTTCCGTCTCTTGATTGATCCTTAAATGCGGCTTTTCCCTCTTGAATCTTTTTCTCTTCTGTCTTAGATAGCTTTTTCTTGATGCGCTCTGTAACACATGCGCCGCCAGCGAGTAAGCTGATCACCATCTTATTGATAGTAGCCTGAACTTTTGCTTTATCTCTCCAGACTTCCCAGAATTTGTTTTGTTTTTCGTTCTCATGGGTGAATTCGATGCCCTCTGTGGCAAAGTCGGACATTAGATCGATGACATTCTTTACGATACCAACCTTTTCATACACTTCCAGACACTCACTAATCGCCTGAGTTCCATTTAAAGAAGTATAAGTCATTCCAACTGAGTTAGATTGGACTGGAGCCTTACCAGTAACTCGCCCGCTCCTTCGACTAGCGCTTGCTTGCCGCCTAATCTCCCTTGGGTCTACCCTTGAGACAGCCATTGCAGTGCTTACGACCTCTTTATCTCCGTATGTCCACTTTATTTCCATGTCGTTATCTTCTGGGTTTTTCTTCCTCGACTTTTCCATTTAATCCTCCAATAGTATTACAAAAAGATTGTCAATATGATATACACCAAGACGTGCTCTTTGGGGGAGATTAATATCCGACATTTCCGCCGCCGGATTTTGATACCATTCCACATGCTCCTGCTCTATATACTCCGCCTGACACTAAGCCCTTATACATCAACATGTTATCACCATCTTGGTTGGCTAATTCTTCTGCTGTTCCGCCGCCAAGCTTTAAGGTAATCTCATTTTGATCTTCTACTACGAATTGAATTCCATGGTGAGCTAGGAGACAGGCTGAATATCTATCTTTTCGCCTTCCATCGTTTTCTCCTCGTTTACCATTAGCTAGTTTCGGCAGATCAAAGTGTTCTGAGCCGTTTGGAGTAGCTGTCACGACAATATTTGCTATCTCTTTCTTCATTTCTTCTACGTCCTCAGAAATGCCCTCTAGTGTATCAACACCATACATTTTACTATGTTTTGTTAGCTTGCTCATGAAGTCATTTCCGTATGCCTCTGGATTCGCCGAGATATCCTTTTCAATAGCAACTGAGTCCAGAATTGGGAACAAGAGGCGGAAGTCTTCAATTGACTTTCTAAGCGAGTGATTTGAGGAAGATGTCCATCCTGTATTTGATGCCACTAGCTTGAGAATATGCAATCCCTCATAGAGCCGCTGCTCTGGATTATCTACCTCCCAGATCTTTTGGTCTGTAGGCTCTAGTAAATTAGCCGAATCTTGGAGGATATCTGCAATTGCTTCTCCACCACCACCAGCATCCATCAGCATCAGGGCTATATTAAATTTAAGCATCAATTTTCTTATTTTTTTGGCACATGCAGCATAATATGTCTGTGTCTCGTTTACTTCGCCAGACTTCTTCATCTTCTTTTCGTTAGTAGCCCAGCAATAGACCACCCGATGTCTTCCCGTTTCTTCGTCTATTTCAATGATTACTATGGAGAAATGGTCTCGCTTTCTAGCAGGGTCGATGCCCATGACGTAGCGCTTACCTCTTTCTCCGATTGTCTTAGAAGGATACTTATCGAAAAATGCTACTGCTTTAATGAGCGACATTGGAATGAATCCCTCAGAATCAGCATAGAATATGCATCTGTATTCCATATCATACTGAGATTTTGTCATTGTAGCTCTTGCTTGGGCGAGCATCGATTCGTCGAGGATTGGAACCTCTTCGCATGGAACCTTTATTACTGTGAATTGGGACGTATCGAGATGCTCAAGTTCTTCATCTGTAGTTTCTTCTCCCATTATGTCTCTTAGTTTGCTTTTGTCGTTCTTGCAGGCAATTATTTGTAAGTATCGCTGATACCATTCGTAGTAGTGATTAAACTGATAATATGCAGTCCCTGAGACAATAATTTGGTTCCCCTTGCCAGACTCCTTAAATTCTTCTATATTGATTCCTGCAACCTCCATTGCCTTCAATCGGGCTTGTTCTTTGACCTTAGTAACTGGATCTAAACTTACAGCACCAAAACCACGAACAACAACTTGGAAGATTTCTTCGTCAATTGTGCTGAATTCGTCGCCAAGTATACAATTCCTATTTTTTATCGAATTTCCCATAAAAGAATGACTATCTGGAATGGTAAAATCATAAAATGTTTGACTGTCCATAAGTTTAGTTACCGATTTTACCCTG